TGCCCCATGTGTATTTGGCCTGCTGCAAGGTGCGCTTACGGTTGTAAGTGACCTGTTGGTCGCCGAAGTAGCTCTGGAAGTTGCTGTCGTTCGAGTAGCGGAGCTGCTCTACGACGTACTGCAAGCCACCGACGTAAGGCTTTTTGCCTTCCATCAGCTTGCGGATGAGCGGGCGGTCCACGTTGATCTGGTCGATAGGATCATTGCGGAGGAAGTAGTTGATGGCCGCATTGCCCGCGTAGGCCAACTGTTCGGTTGTAAAAGGCATTGCTGTCTCCAAAAAGGTTGATGGACGAATCCACGTGCCTTCTCGGAGTGCGAAACCGAAATACGCCGCTCGATTGAGCGCCGGAGGGCGAGGCCGGATTACGCCTGAAGGTCGTACCGCGCGATTACATCAAAAACCGGGGTAGGGTGTCAACTCACCACGGCATCGTGCCGAAGCGCGCGACGAGTTGCTTCAGCTCCGGCTCGTTCATGGTTTTCTCCCCGTGGGTCCATGAGTAGCTCATGGCGTGGGGGTGGATCGTCTTCGTCACGAGCGGGTAGGGGCTGGTCGTGCGCGCGAGCCTGACACCCCCGCGGGCCGCGTTCTCGATCAGCGCTAGGCCCGGCCGGCACCCCTTCGCCCACCCGAAGGTCATAGGGCCAAGCGACTCGATCACGTGGACGCGCGGGAGGCATGCTTCGTTCAATCGGCCAAGGAACTCGTTGTCCTGATGGGTTATTAACCCCTCGGCGAACCCGCCGAGCAGGTCCCACGTCACTTTCGGCATGACCCACCCGGACGGGACCGGGAAGTCGTGCACCCGCATGACAGCGCCGTTGGTGTCCACTTCGAGGGTGGAGGTGCTGGCGAATGCCGCCTGCGTGGCGCGGAGTGCTTCCAGCATGGCCCCGAGGTGGTCCGGGTGCCAGTGATCGTCGTCTTCGAGGATGGCGATGTACTCGGTGTCGAGCGCGCGGAGCGCGGCGTTGGTGTTCTCCGAGGCGCTCGCTCCGTGGCTCTCGACGCTCACCGCGCCGAGGTTGGGCGGTACGTCCTCGCCCTTGTTGTGGGCGACGATGATGGACACGTCAACGGTTTGCCGGCGGGCCGAGCGGACGGCTCGATGGAGAAACTCCTCCTGGCCAGGCCGACGGTACGTGGGGATCGCTACGCCTACTCTCATTTGATTGCCTTCAGCATGAAGAAAAAGTTGTCTTCCTTCTCCTGCTCGAACAGGACTTCGAAGTCGCCACGCCACACATGACGGTAGTCCGTACGCGGACCTTTGTCCTCGATGTACATACGCTGCGAGAGGAAGGTCAGGACCGGCCCGGAAATGATGCGGGTGTGGCCGGGATCGCCCCACGCCCACTTCCCGCTCGCGCTCGGGCACGAGCCATGCAGCGTGCCGCCCGGCTTGAGAACCCGCCAGTACTCAGAGAACTCGGCGAAGAATCCGCGCCAGTCGCCCTGCCGGCCGATGTGCTCCAGCACCTCATAGGCGTGGAGCTCGTCGAAGGAACTGTCGGCGAAAGGAAGACGGCCGCCTATAACATGCAGCTCGTCTAGGTCCATGAGAAAGTCCGGCTTCACATCAGGGTTTATGTCGATGGTCGTGACGTTTTCGAACGTCTTCGGCCGCTCGTTGTAGTAAACCCTTTTGACGCGATTACTGCCGGCTCCAAGCAGTAGTTCGCGCATGCTACTCCCCGTCGTTGTCGGCGTCGGTTGTTAGCGCTTGGTCCATCGCGGCCTTGCCACCATCCTGCATGTCGGCGTGCTTCCCGCCGGCTCTGCCGACCGGGTGCTTGCCCTTCTTGTGCTTCATTCCGTGCACTTCGATGGTAGCGTGCTTGCTGGTCTTGCCGTCGCTGTCCGTGCTCTCGCCGTGCGACATCACCTTGCCGTGCCCTTGGAACTGCACGTGGTCGCCCACGCCCACGCCCTCGGGTACGTGCTTGTCGGTCAGGTGGATCGTCGGCTTGAACGCCGGCAGCTCTTTGGCCTCGCCGGTTTCGACTTTCGTGTCTTTGCTCACAGGCTTCTCCCGTCGTGTTTGACGCGGATCTTGCAATTGGCCATCGGGGTGATCCCCGCCTGCCGGGCAAGATAGCAGAAGGAGAAGTCCTCGGACAACAGGTAGTCGTTTTCGATGGCCCCGTTGAAGAACTGGTACTGGCGCTGGTCTTCGGGACCGTACGCCGGCACGAGCTTCTTCTCCACGAGAGCCTCCAGCACCGAGCGGTGGATCTTCGTGAACCCCATCGGCAGGTACTTCACCGGGATGGTCGCGTCCGGCAGGTCGGCCACCGTGTCGATCCCGTCCGCCACGACGACGGGCTTCTTGTTGTCGCCCTTGTCGCAGTAGAGACCACCCACGAACGGGTAGGGGGTCTCGATCAGGTCACGGAAGTTCTCCTGCGTGAACCCGATGTCGCTGTCGATGAAGATGAGCGTCGTGTGCTCTTTCTTGTGCCAGAAGTTGTTGATAAGCGAGTTGCGCGCGACGTAGATGTCCGACTGCCCGCCCATCGGCATCCACGCGGCGTGGTGCTTGCTGGCGGAGGTCATCATGCCTACGCAGTACTCGATGTCCATGGAGCGGCCCCGCGTGGGGGTCGCGATCAAGATTGTGGGGGTCGTCATGTTATTTACCCATGCTGTTGAGTGCTTCGTTCACGGCGTCGAGCATCGAGCCCGCGCCAGATGTCATACCGCCGCTGCCGCCCTTGCCGCCGGCCGGGCCGGAGCTGCCGCCGCCGCGCATCGGCTGGCGTGCGGGCACCGTCGAGCGCCGCGCGATCTGCACGTTGGCGTACGCCTCGGCGAAGCGGGCCTTCCACTGGCTCGGCGGGATGTTGGCGAAGATCGGCTTCAGGATCGGCACGAGCTGCGCCTTCTTGGCCGCGTACTGCGGGTCGTTCTTCGAGAGCTCGGCCTCCAGCGCGTTGAGGTCGTTGCGGGCCGTTTCCTTCTCCTGCTTCGCGGCCTGCTCCTGCGTGGTGCGGGCACGGTCGGCTTCGGTCAGCTCGCCGGTGAACTTCAACTGGTTGCGCGTGCGCGCAATCTCCTGCGCGTACTGCGGCGTGATCTTGCCGGCCTGCACGGCCGCGCGAAGGTCCTCGTGTTCGCGCATCGGGTCGCTGACGGTGCGCTCTTTGCCGAGCAACATCGCGAGTCGGTCGGCCACGCTCTCCACCAGCTCCAGCGCCTTCGTCTGGCTCGCCGGGTCATTGCTGTTGAACAGCGCCATGAACGACAGGAGCTCGCCGTACTGCTCGGGCGTGGTGCCGGTCGCCTTGATGCCTTCGATCATGTAGTCGAAGTCCTTGGCCACGGCGTCGCGCTGCGCGGTGACTTCCTTCGTCGTGGAAATCAGCGAGCGCATCCGGTCCTGGGTTTCCTTCTTGAGGTCCTTCGGGATCGGGTCGTTTACCGGGTCGGCGGGCTTTTTGGCCGCTGCATTGGGATCACTCGGCTTTTCTCCGGGTTTGTCTCCGGCCTTGGGCTCGTCCTTCTTGACGAACTTTCCGGTAGCGGGGTCACGTACTTTACCCTCGCCGCCCGCGTCAGGGTGTTCACCCTCTCCCGCGTCCGGTTCTCCGCCTTGATCATCGCCCTCAGTAGATCCAGCAGCGTCCGTATCATGGCCGTCTGCCACATCGCTAGCACCATCAAAAGGCTCGCCTTCGCCAGCGGGATCACTCTCCACTGTCGCCTCAAGTCCTCCGCTGGTGTCGCCTGTTTCGATTGCATGATCAATTACGTCCATTAGGGACGGTGTGTTGGGCTCGGTCATGTTGTTACCTTACTGTTGGGGCATGGGTGGTCCCGGTGACGGGGCCGGCGGTGCTGGAACTGGTTCGGGCGCGGGGCCGCCTGAGCCCGGAGCGCCTGCTTCGGGATGCGGCGCCTGCGGCCGCGAGAGCGCGGCAATCGCGGCGTTGTGGATCTGATCCTGCGTGACCGCGGGCGCGACCAACGCGGCGCTGGTGGCCGGGTCGATCATGCCCTTGATCTGGACCGTCGTCTTGATCGGCGCGGCCGGCGGCGGCGCTCCCGATCCGGGCGAGCCCGGCGGCGGCTGTTTCGGAATGAAGCGATCCGGGTCCGTCTCGTCGCCGAGGCGGCGCATCGTCTCTTTGATGAGCTCGGTGAGCGACGTGGCGGTTGCGGTGTCGCCCGTGGCGAGCGCCGCGCGGATTTCGCCGAGCGTCTGCTTGATCAGCGGCAGCGTGGTCGCCCACGACTGCTGGTCGCCACCCATGCGCGGCTTGCCGGTCGAGCCGGCCTCGATCTTGATTTCCACGAGCGTGAAAATGTCTTCGATGCTCATGCCTTCGGGCCAGAACGCCGACGGGCCGGCCATGCGCTGCACGTCTTGGATGGTCAACGACTGGAGGGCCTGCTCCGCGGTGTACTGCGCGAGGTCGGTGAGCATCCCTTCGAGGTAATCGCGATCAGCGGACGTACGTGCGTTCGTGCCGGCCTGCTGAATGTTAGCTTCGGTAGCTGTCCGGGGATTGCCGGGTCCGTTGATCGCTGAACTGAGAGCTTCCTGCACGCCGGAGATACGCTCCATATCGTTCAGGATGTAAGTTGGGTCGAAAAGGCGCGGGTCGATGCCCACAACGGGCTTCGGCGCGAACAAGTTGGCCACCGGGATGCTCGGATCGGCCGGGCGCAGCGCGGTGTACTCCTGATGCTTCGATTCGGAGAGCTTTTTGGCCTCCACTTCGTCCAACATCGTCGCGTTGAACAGCACTCCGGGGATCGAACGCTCGCGCGTGATGCGGAAGTTGCTTCGGGTGGCCGAATACTCGTCCTGAAGCTTGTACAGGCGCCACGAAAGCGACTGCGCGTGACGCTGACCGTCAACTTCGTAGAACGAGAGGTAGAAATACGGGTAAAAGCGGCTCGTGGGCAGCGGTGGCGCGTACGGCTCGACCGCCCACTTCTTGATTCCGTCGATGGCGGTGCGAATGAGCTTGTCCTTGCGGTTCCAGCTCTCGATGACGCGCAAAAACGCCGGCTGTTCGGGCGATGACTGGTGCGACACGAAAGCTTGCGCGCTTTCCGCGGTCAACATCCCCTGAGGGAGTACGTTGTCGATGTCGCGAGTCGTCAGCTCCTTCGGTTCCTGCTGGTAGTAGAGCTTCGCCTGCTTCACATCCTCGGCAGTGAGCCTGTCGAAGCGCGCGAGCGCCTCGTCCTTGTCCAGATACTCCTCGTTGGAGCACCAATCCGCGTCGAGGTAGTCTTCGATGGCCGACACGTTGGTCGCCACCTGCATGCGCTCGCACGGAATGAAGTCGATGCACAGCATCTTGTTGATCGCGAGCTCGATCTTCTCGGTCAAGCTGATCTGGAGGGCGTTTTTCTCGGCGATTGCGGCGTCGATCTGGTCAGGCGTCATGCCTTTCGGGTCCTCCAACAGCTTTTGCTGCGCATGGAGGTGGCCGAGCGTCTCCTGAACGTCGTTCAGTGCCTTCTCGGTCTGCGGCTGCGGGACCTTCTCGCTGATCAAGTTGACCTTGAGCCAGCCCTCGGCTGTGCTCAGCACGCCGCGGACGCTCTTGCGGGCCTGCTTCTTCAAGCGGCCGCGCTCCCACAGCTTCGACACGACGATTTCGAGCGTCTTGGCGAACTGGTCCATGGGCATCGTGTTGGATTCGTCTACCTGCGGGGCCTTCTTGATGCTCACGTCCGGGTTGCGGGCGTAGAGGATGGCGACGAGGATGTCGATGAAGGCGCCGATGAGGTTGGTTGTCACCGCCCAAGCCAGGTCCGAGGTGCCGGCGGCGTAGCGACGGTCGATGGCGACCTGTTTGCGGAAGTTCTCGTCGAACTTTCGCGCGAGGTCGTACGTCTGCCAGAATTTCTTGACGAGGGCTTCCTCCTTGGGATCAGCCCCCGATTGACCGCGGGGCTGATCCACGCCCTGCGAGTCCATGCCGCCACCAGCCGCTTGCGTCGGATCAG